TGACACCGCAGATATTGCAGTGTGCGAGGCCTTCGAAAACGGGTTTTCTGTTTTCGTCCAGATAGTCGAAACACAGGCAGGGCATGGCGAAGGGTGCTGGTCAGAAGGTAAACCGGAAGCAACTAGCGGGCGTGTTCGGCATATCGCTGCCGACGGTCGATGCCTGGTTGCGTGCCGGTTGCCCTTTTGACCAGCGCGGCGCCGCCGGTAAGGAATGGATTTTCGACACCGCCGACGTCATGCGGTGGCGAGAGCAGCGCGCAGCCGACGAAGCTGGCGGCCAGGATGTTCAGGACGACGCCGCGCTGAAGCGGCGGAAGCTGTCCGCTGAAGCGAAGATGGCCGAGCTTGAGCTGCTGAAGGAAATGGGCGAGCTGGCGCCCGTCGATGCAATGGAGCGCATCTGGGCGCGCATCCTTGCCGAGCTTCAAAGTAACTTGCGCGGTTCATTCGTCACGCGCTGCGCGTCGCAGCTGATCGGCGAAACCGACGACCGCGCGTTCAAGCGAATCCTGTTGGCTGAAGTCGATTCCTCGCTTGAGTGCCTTTCGGAAATGGATTTAACCGAAGACGACAGCGGCGAAGACGACGGCGACGACGATGCTTGATACTCGCGCGTTCGCCAACCACGCCGGCATCGCTCGCGCTGTGCGCACCGCACTGGCGATGCTCAAGCCGCCGCCGGACCTTCCGCCGAGTGCATGGGCGGAAGCGAACGTCCGCATCCCTACGGGTAACGCGATACCCGGCCCGTACCGCATCGCAAACGCGCCGTACCAGCGCGAGCCGATGGACCAGTTTGTTAACCCGGATTGCTACCGCGTCACGCTGAAGTGGGGCGCGCAGATCGGCAAAACGTTGACGCTGCTGTGCATCCAAGGCTACGCAATCGACATGCGGCCACGGTCGCAGATGATGATGCAGCCGAGCCAGGGCGACGCGCAGACATGGCTTGAGACGAAGTTCAATCCGCTTGTCGAGGCGTCACCAGGCATCGCGCGACGCATCGCCAAGCCGCGCGGGCGCGAGGGCGTCAACAACCAGCGGATGAAGTCGTACCCTGGCGGCTTCTTGATGATGGCGTGGTCGGGCTCGCCGAAGACGATGCGCGGTCGGTCGGCGCCGTTCATCGGGTGCGATGAAGTAGACGGCTATGCGCGGTCGCCCGAGGGGCATCCGGTCGGCCTGCTGTGGCAGCGCTCGGCCACGTTCGGCGACGACCGATTCCTCTTCGAAATCAGCACGCCGACAATCACCGGCGCGAGCTACATCGACGAATCATTCGAAGCTGGCGACCAGCGTCGATTCCATGTCATCTGCCCGCACTGCGAAGCGCGCCAGGCGATGCGCTGGGAAAACGTGACGTGGATCGGCCGCATGTCGACGTGCCTTGCCGATGCGCTGGAAGACAACGCGCACGACGACCACCAGCCGCAGACGGCCGCATACCGATGCGAGTCGTGCGCGGCGACGTGGAATGACGGCCAGCGCATCGCGGCCATTCGCACCGCCGAGGCCAATGGTGCGGGCTGGATCGCGGCGAAGCCGTTCAAGGGGCACGCGTCCTATCACTTGTGGGAAGCGTATTCGACGATGCGCAAGCTCGGCGACATCGTGCGCGACTACCTGGACAAGCTGAAGACCGACGATCTGCAGACGTTCGCGAACGTGTCGCTGTCCGAGACGTACGAAGAGGCTGGCGACAAGGCCGACCCGACAACGCTTGAGGCGCGCGCGCTGCCGTTCGCCGCTGAAGTTCCGATGGATGGCGTGTATCTGACAGCCGGCATCGACATGCAGCCGGACCGACTGGAAGTTGAGGTCGTCGCGTGGGGCGAGGGCGAGGAAAGTTGGAGCGTCGACTATCGCGTCCTGTGGGGTGACCCGCTTGCTGGCGACGTATGGGACGACCTGGACGCGTTCCTCGTCGGGACGTACCAGCATGAAACCGGCGCACCCATGCCGATCATGGCCGCGTGCCTGGATACCGGCGGCAACAAGGGTTATACGCAGTGCGCCTATGACTACCTGCGCGGGAAGACGGGGCGCCGCCTGTTCGGCATCAAGGGCGTTGGCGGGTGGGGTCGACCGATCGTCGAGAAGATGCAGCGGAAGCAGTCCGGCAAGAACGCGCGAAAGATTGATCTGTTCGTTGTCGGCGTCGACGAGGCAAAGCTTGTCGTGATGCGTCGGCTTGCGAACGAAGTTCCGGGGCCGGGTTACTGCCACATCCCGGCCGGACGGAATGCCGAAGACAACGGCCTTGACCTGGCGGAGTGGTGCAGGCAGATCACCGCAGAAAAGCTTGTCGTGCACTACGTCAAGGGCCAGCCGGTGCGCGAGTGGCACAAGCCGGACAAGGCGCGAAACGAGGCGCTTGACTGTCGTGCGTACGCGCTCGCCGCGCTGAAGATCATGCAGCCGTCATTGCGCCGCGTGAAGGCGAAGCTTATGTCGCATCCGCGTGCGCAGGCTGCGATAGAGGCGCGCGACGCGGGGTCGTCCGATGCGCCGGTGACATCGCCGCCAGTAGCGAGGCGGGAGCGGGCAACGGCGAACCTTGACGAGCAACCGCAGACGCCGACGGACACTCCGCACAAAGACCCAAAGCATAAGCGTCCCGAAACTGGCCGGGTACATCGGTCGCAGGCAGCCCGCCGAGCGAACTGGGTTAACGGCTGGAAAACGCAATCTTGACCGACATCGTTCCGAAAACCATCGCTGCCGGCGTCAACTTCAGCGCGACCGCCTGGCGGACCGAGTACAGCGGCGCCGAGTGGGCGATGGTGTTGTTGCTTCGGGGACCGTCATCTATCGACCTGCCGGCGGGCCGCGATGGCGCGCGTCATGTGTGGGACGTTCCCGCTTCAGAGTCGGCAGCCTGGACGCCGGGCGCATACGCGTACCAGGTGCGGGCAACAAACGACGCGGGCGACGCCGCCGTTGTCGAGTCCGGCATGGTGACCGTTTCCGCCGACTTCGCTGGTCTGGAACCCGGAAGTGAAGTTCGTTCAGCGAATCGAATCGCACTGGACGCGATCGAGGCTGTGCTTGCGAAGCGCGCCACGATGGACCAGGACCGCTACCGGATCAACAACCGCGAGCTGTATCGCACGTCGCCGACTGAACTGCTGAAGCTCCGCGCGTTTTATCAGCAGAAGGTGAATGAAGAGTCCGGCGGCGGCCGCTCCCGCTTCCGTGATCTTCGCGTGCGCATGCGACCCATTGGCGGCTAACGACGCATGAATTTCCCGCTTCGAAACATCTTCCGCAGCGCGCCAGCTCCGCAGCAAGCCGAGCCGCCTCCGCAGACGGCATTGACGACGGTCGCACGTAACCCGCGCCGCAGCGTCGTGCGTACTGCGATGAACGCCGTGCGCATGATTTTCGGGTCTGCCGATGTGAACCGTCTTACAGCCGACTGGGGAACAACCCCGATGCCGGCCGACTGGATCATCCACAAACACCAGCGGACTCTAGTCGCCCGCTCGCGCGAGCAGCTTTTCAACAACGATTACTTCAAGGGTTACGCCCGCTTGTGCCGACAGAACATCGTCGGCGCGTCGGGCATTGTGTTCCAGTCGAAGGCGCGAACTGCCGGCGGAAAGGTCGACAAGAAGGCGAAGACGGCCATAGAACGCGCTTTCACCGACTGGTCAAAGCGGGAGAACTGCGACGCTGCCGGGAAACTTTCGTGGCGCGCGATGCAGAATCATTGCGTGCAGTCTGCCGTCACGGATGGCGAATTCATGCTTCGCAAGCTCACGGGCAAGGATGCGGGGAAGTACGGATTCCAACTGCAGGTTATCGACCCGGTTCGCTGCCCCGTCGACTATGACCGCTTCGACCTGGCGGACGGCGGTTTCATCCGCCACGGAATCGAGTTCAACAAGAACGGTCGCGCGGTCGCATTTCATTTCGTCGACAGCTCGCCTAATCGTTCGTGGAACGCCTACGCCTACGCGGGCCGCAGTTTCGTCCGCATCCCTGCTGAGGAAATCATTCACGGCTTTCTGCCGGAAATCGCCGGCCAGAAGCGCGGACTTCCGTGGATGTCGACGGGCCTGTTCCGCCTGAAGCAGATGGGCGCGTTCGAAGACGCGGCGGTTGTCAACGCTCGCATCGGCGCGGCAAAAATCGGCGTGATCGAATTTGCCGAAGGCCAGGGGCCGGAGTCCAACGAGCTGGGCGACGACGAGCAGTTCGAGTTGAACGGCGAGCCGGGAACGTTTCAGGTACTGCCGAACGGCGCGAAGCTAAACAAGTTCGACCCGACTTATCCGTCCGGCGAATTCGCGATCTTCATCAAGGCGATGCTGCGCAGCATCGCATCCGGCGGCGGCGTGAGCTATCACACGCTCGCGCAGGATCTGGAAGGCGTCAATTTCAGCAGCATCCGGCAAGGCACGCTTGACGAGCGCGAACACTTCAAGGAGCTGCAGGAATGGCTTGTCGAGGAAGCGGCCGAGCCCGTGTTCGCCGCATGGTTCGATGAAGCGATGCTGCGCAGCCAGATCAAGCACCCAAACGGTACGGCGCTGCCTGCGTCGCGCACCGAACAGTATTCCGACCACGAATTTCAGGGTCGCCGCTGGGAATGGATCGACCCGAACGCGGACATGAAGGCGGCGGAAGGCCGAAAAAACAATTTGCTTGCATCGCCTGGCGCGCTGATTCGCGAACAGGGCCGCGATCCCGAGGCCGTGTGGCAGGAAATCGGCGAGGACATCAAGGCGATGAAGGCCGCTGGCATCCCGGAAAACATCATTGAAATGGCGATGGGTCTGAAGCTGGCCCCGCCCGCGCCGGACAACAAAGAGGCAGAAGCCGCATGAAAGTAAAGAACATTCAAGAGCGGTTGCAGGCGATCCACAAGCGCGGTCTTGTGCATCGCGCGGCGGAAGTCGTGAGCATCGACGAAGAGGCTCGCACTGTCGAGCTTGCGTTCAGCAGCGAAGCTCCGGTGCAGCGGTGGTGGGGTGAGGAAACTCTGTCGCACGACCCCGCGCACGTTCGCCTTGACCGTCTGAATGATGGCGGGGCGCTGCTGTGGAATCACAACTGGGACGACCAGCGCGGCGTTGCCGAAAGCGCGCGCATCGACGGCGACCGCAAGGGGCGCGCAGTGGTGCGCTTCGGCACGTCTGCAGATGCGGAAGAGCTTTGGCAGGACGTGAAGAGCCGCATCAAGCGGCACGTGAGTGTCGGGTACTTCATCCACGCGATGCAGCTGGTCGAGGTCGTCGAAGAGTTGGAACGCTTCCTGATTACCGACTGGGAGCCTTACGAAATCAGCATCGTGAGCGTGCCGGCGGATACCTCTGTCGGCGTCGGCCGCGCTGCGGACATTCCGCCAATGGAGCGCCCGCGCTCGGGCGAAGAAACTCCCCCCGTGCCGCTACCGCGTGCCGCAACCATCCAAAGGGAACACACCGAACACATGAATACGAAAACCCTGCGAAACGCGGCCGGCGATCTGGTCCGCGCCGAAGTGGACGAAGACGGCAACGTCGTCCGGGAAATCGAAGTGATCGAGAAGGCCGGCGAAGGCGCCCGCTCGCATACGCAGCGCGGCGTTGACGCCGAGCGCACCCGCGTCCGCGAAATCACCGCGCTGGCCGAGCGCTTCGGCAAGGCGCTCCCGAACGCTGCCGAGCTGGCTCGCGCTGCGGTGACCGAGGGCAAGTCGCCGACCGACTTCCAGTCCGTGTTGCTGGACGCCGCTGACAAGCGTATGGCGCAGCCCCTGGGCGAGCAGACGGCGGACGCCGACATCGGCATGACGGAACGCGAAGTCGGCGAGTTCTCGCTGCTGCGCGTGGCGCGTGCGCTCGCCGACCCGACCAGTCGGTCGGCCCGCGAAGCTGCCGCGATGGAGTTCCGCGCGTCGGAAGCTGCGGCCAGCAAGGCCGGCAAGTCGACCGACAATTTCGTCATCCCGGCGGACGTGCTGCGTCGTGCTGTTGGCGGCGACTTCAACCGCGCTGCGATGTCGACCGCCGTGCGCGCCGCATTGTCTACCTCCATGACTGGCGGCGCCGGTGGTCACTTGGTCGACACGACCTTGATGACGAATTCGTTCATCGACCTGCTGCGCAAGCGGACCACGATCATGCGGCTGGGTCGCGTGATGGGCGGACTGGTCGGAAACGTTGACATCCCGAAGCAAACTTCGGGCGCGTCCGGCTTCTGGGTTGGCGAGGGCGGCGACGTCAGCGAAACCGGCATTGGCCTGGGTAACATCCTGCTTTCGCCGAAGACGGTCGGCGCATACAGCGACCTGACCCGCCGCCTGCTGATGCAGTCGAGCATGGACGCTGAAGCGCTGGTCCGTTCTGACCTGGCGACTGCCCTTGCGCAGATGATGGACCTCGCCGGCTACTACGGCGCCGGGTCTGCGAATCAGCCGCTCGGCCTGGCGAACTATGTCGGCATCAATGCTGTTCCGTTCGTCGGCGTGAATCCGACCAATGGCGAGCTGATCGACATGGAAACGTCGATCGCGCTGGACAACGCCGACGTCGAGTCGATGAAGTACGTCGCGAATGCCAGCTTCCGGGGCTATGCCAAGCAGACCGCGAAGCTCGGCGCCGGCACCGAGGCCACGATCTGGGAGCCGGGTAACTCCGTCAACGGCTACGGCTGCGAAATCACCAATCAGGTGGCCGCCGGTGATGTGTTCATGGCGAACTTCCAGGACCTCATTATTGGCCTGTGGGGCTCGCTGGAACTGAACATCGACAAGGCCGCGCTTGCGCTGTCCGGCGGCCTGCGCCTGATCGTGTTCCAGGACTGTGACTTCGCCCTGCGTCGCACCGAGTCGGTGTGCTTGGGCCGCAAAGCGGTCTGATAGGACGCGCGAAACGTAACCCCAAGAGGGCCGCCCGCAACGGCGGCCCTTTTCACAACCGAGGACTACACCTTGAGTAAGCAGACTGCGACAACCGTTATTCTCGCCCTGACCAGCGCCATCGCCATTGCCGGCGAGGTACTGAAGCCCGGCACGCGCGACAAGCCGACCCTGATCGAAGTCACGACCGAAGAGGCGAAAGACCTTCTGCGTCGCGGCAAGGCCGTGCTGCACGATCACGACCCCGAGTCGGGTAACTCGGTATTCTCCGGCGGCACCGGCGGTGCCGGCACCGCCGAGGAAGCGGCTGCCGCCGCCGAGGCTGCCGAGCGTGAAGCGGCTGCCTTGGCCGAGAAGGAAGCAGCCGACAAGGCTGCCGCCGAGGAAGCGGCTGCCGCCGCGAAGCCCGGTAAGCGCAAGTAAGCCGACACGATGCCCGCGCCCGCCTGGGAGAACTTGGACGACTTTCTGTCGACGGATGACTTCGCCGTGCTGGCGACGTTCACCCGCGCAGGCGGCCAGGTGATCCCGGACGTGCCGGGCATCTTCGACGACCCGGTGATGAACGCCGACACCGGGGAGTATGACGTCGCCGCGAGCATGCCGCGATTTACTTGCGCACATGCTCGCGTTGCGATGCTGAAGAAGAACGATGCTGCGACGATCGGCGGCGTTGCCTACCTGCTGGATCACGACCCGCACGCGGACGGAACCGGCATGGCTGTGCTTCAGCTGTCGCGCGATTTCTAACGATGGCGCGCGGCATATGGATCGACTTCGATCACCAGAGCATGACGGCCCTGGTGAATGCGTTCGGCGCAACGGAAGCGCAGTTTGAGGCCGCCATGCGGTCGACCTACGGGAAGATGGGCCGCTGGCTGCGGTCGCGCGGAACGCGTGAGCTGTCCGCCGTACTGAAGATCAAACAGAAGATTCTTCGCGGCCGCATCAAGGAATTCAGGATGCAGGGCGGCATTGCGAATCACGGCAAAGAAGCTGGCGCGAAAGTGTGGTTCGGCTTGCGCCCGATTTCGCTCATGCGTTTAAACGCCCGCAAAGTGGCCGGCGGGGTGAAGGCGGACGGCGGCCGGTTCGTCGCGGGAGCGTTCATCGCGAACGTTCACGGCCACAAGCAGGTAATGAAGCGCGCTGGCGCATCGCGTCTCCCGATTGAGGCCGTGTATGCCGACATCGACGAGCCTGCGCTTGTCTACGTCGAAGACAACTTGATCGGGACTACCGAGTTCGACAACCAATTTTTCAAGTTCTTGGAGCATGAGCTGCGATGGCGGACGCAAATACTGAAGTAGATTTGCAGGCAATGCATGATGCGATCGTCACCGCGATCACCGCGCAGTTCCCCGACTTCAAGACGGTCGAGTTCTACCGCGATGACGAGTCCGAGCAGATCGCCACGCCGGCCTGCTTGCTTGAAATGACCGAAGTCGAGCCCGCACCAGTCGACGATGCTGGCACCGGACAATGGCCCGCGCATCCGCGCTTCGATGCCCGCATCATCATGTCTGCGCGTACGCCTGTCGCGAGAATGGAAGTGCGCAAGGCGGCCGTATCGTTTGCGGCCTGGCTGAACCTGCGGCGATTCCCCGGCATATTCACGGACCCGTGCCAAGTCATCGCGTGCGAGCCGGACGAATTCGCCCCGCACTTGGACAGGTTCCAGGTGTGGCGGATCGAGTGGATCATGCCGGCCATGTTCGGCGATTCCGCCTGGCGCAACGATGGCACAGTGCCGGACGCGTGGTACAGCTTCGCGCCCGACATCGGTGTGCCGCATGAGGCGGATTACCTGCCGCTTGATGGTCCCGCCGAGTGAGCGCGTCCGGCGAGCATGATCGGCTGATCGGTAACCTGCTGATGTGGGGCATCGTGGTCGAGCTGGACGAAGACGAAGCCCGCGTCCGCGTCGATACGAACGGAATGCGCACCGACTGGATTCCCTGGCCCGAGCTGTCCGCTGGCCCCGGCGTCGTTACCTGGTGCGCGCCCGAGGTTGGAACGCAGGTTATCGTGGGGTGCCCGGATGGCGAGCCGGCGAACGCGGCGATCCTTGCGAGCTACTACCAGGACAGCTTCGACGCTCCCGCGAATAAGAAGACCGTTCACCGCGCGCGCTACGCCGACGGGACCGTTGTCGAGTACGACCGCGTTGCGCACCGCTACATGATCGACGTCGGCGCCGGCTCGGTCGTCGTCAACTGCAAGACGGCGACGGTGACCGCAAGCGAGTCCGCCACGCTGGACACGCCAACAACGCACGTGACCGGCGATCTGAAGGTCGGCGGGAAGATCGACGCGGGCGGCGACATCACCACGCCTGCGGAAGTGAAGGCCGGCGACATCGGCTTGAGGACACACCATCACACCGCACAAGGCGCAACGGCTCCGACAACGCCATCGCAACCCTAAGCGGACATTCCGCCAATGTCTTGGCGTCGCTGCAATTGACACGATGCCGGTATGCGTGGCGTCGATGCACTCACCGGGAAATCACTCGCAGGAATCGACCACCTGCGCCAGTCCGTGCGCGACATCCTGTCGACGCCGATCGGTTCGCGCGTGCTTCGTCGTGACTACGGCAGCCAGTTGTTCCAGCTGATCGACGCGCCGCTGAATCGGTCGACGGTGATGGACCTGTACGCGGCGACCGCCGACGCGCTACAGCGATGGGAGCCGCGCTTCAGGCTCGCCAGTGTCAAGGCGCAGATGTCGACGCCGGGCGTTGTCGTGCTTGACCTGTCCGGAACCTATCTGCCCGAAGGGCGCGCAATCACTCTTGACGGGATCGAGGTTTCGTAATGCCGGGATCGTTCACCAGCGTCGACCTCTCGCAGCTGCCTGCGCCGTCCATCATCGAAGTGATCGACTTCGAACAGATCGTGGCCGACATGCTGGCGGATCTGCGCGCGCGGTGGCCGGAGTTCGACGCACTGGTCGAGTCCGACCCGGGCTATATCCTGCTGGAAGTCGCAGCGTACCGCGAAATGTTACTGCGCCAGCGACTCAACGAGGCCGCCAAGGCGCTCATGCTGGCCTTCGCCGCCGGTGCCGACCTGGACCAGCTCGGCGCAAACGTCAACGTGGCGCGCCTGGTGGTCACCCCGGCCGACGCCACGGCCATCCCGCCGGTCGCCGCCGTCTACGAGTCCGACAACGACTTCCGCGCGCGCATCCAGTTGTCGTTTGAGGGTTACACCACCGCCGGCAGTTCGGCCAGCTACAAGTTTCACGGCGTGTCCGCCGACGGTGCCGTGCAGGATGTCTCGCCGGTCAGCCCCACGCCCGGTGTGGTCGATGTCTACGTGTTGTCGCGCACCGGCGACGGCACCGCCAGCGCCGACCTTATCGCCAAGGTCACCGCCGCACTGAGCGCCGAGCTGGTGCGGCCCATGACCGACAACGTCACCGTGCAAAGCGCCGCCATCATTCCGTACAGCGTGCAGGCCGTGCTCACGATGTACCCCGGACCGGATGCATCGGTCGTGCTGTCCGCCGCGCAGGTCGCCGCGCAGCAGTACGTCGACGACATGCGCCGCATCGGCTACGACATCACGCGGTCGGGCATCTACCGCGCACTGCACCAGCCCGGCGTGCAGAACGTGCAACTGATCGAGCCGGCGGCCGACATCGCCATTGACGACACCCAGGCGGCCCACTGCACCACACTGGACATCACCACGGCGCCGCTCACCCATGTCTGACGTCGCCAGCCTGCTGCCGCCCAACGCCACCGGCGAGCTGCGCGCGCAAGAGGCGGCGCACGCGCGCCTGGCCGATCTACCGGCCTCCCTGCTGCGCACCATGCAGTCGCCCGACGCCATCCCCGCCAACCTGCTGCCGTGGCTGGCCTGGGCGTTCGGCGTCGACGGCTGGGACAACGACTGGACCACCGCGCAGAAGCGCGCCGCCGTCAAAGCGGCGTGGGCGGTGCGCACGCACAAGGGCACCATCGGCGCCGTGCGTCATGCGCTGGCGGCGGTCGGCATGGACGTCGAGGTCATCGAGTGGTTCGACGACACGCCGGTAGCCGAGCCGTACACCTACCGGCTTGACCTGACATCGGTGCAAGTGGGCGCCAGCAGCGACGACCTCGCCAAAATCCTCAACGTCGTCGACACCGCCAAAAACCTGCGCTCGCACATGCGCCAGTTGAGCATCACCACCACCACCACCGGCCAGCTGTACCACGCCGGCGTGTGCATGGTCGGCAGCGAAATTGAATTGATGTTCGGCGAACCGCTGCTGTTGGACGGCAGCTGGGCGCTGGACGGCACCCACGATCTGAAGGGCTATCTGCAATGACCGACCTCGTCCCCGTCGCTGAAAACACGCCGGTCCCGCAGCTGGAGAAAAACGACCGCGCCACGGGCGGTCCCGGTGGCAATATCAACGCGCCGGCGCAGGCGCTGGCGAACCAGATCGAGTACTTGCGGAAAAACGATATCGCGAGCCTCGCCAAGGGCCAGGCCAGCGACCTCGTCTATTACGCCACCCTCGCGCTGCTGCAGGCGGATTTGACGAAAGCCGATGGCGCGCGGGCGACGGTGGATCGCGATCCCACCCTGGCGAACAACGGCGCCTATTTCTACACGTCGGCGACGCAGACGTGGGCGCCGACGGTGGATCGGGTTGCCGCATTGGACGCCCGCGCATCGGCCATGGAATCGGGCGACTTTAGCGCGAAATCAAACTTCAAATTCTTGCCGCTGGCGCCCGATTCGGGGTACGCGTGGGCTCTCGTCGATGCCAACGGAAGATCGGCCATTCTTGTGTCTGTTGATGGCACGGTGTACCTGCCAAAGTACGCAAAAGACGCTTATATCCCGCAAACACTTAATCCGGATTCCGGTTACCTGTGGGCGCTGACGGATGAAGCCGGACGCATCGGCCTGGCCGTCAAGACGGATGGCACCGTTGTCGGGAAGCTGCCTGCGCAGGCAGCTCCTGCCGGGGCTCAATACCTTCAGCCGACCAATAATCTGTGGTGTCTCGGTGACTCACTGACGGCGGGTGCCGGCGGTCAAACGACTTGGCGCCAACGGCTGATTGCGGATTACCCCGCCAGGGTCATCACCAATTGGGCCGTCGGCGGCCAGACCTCTACACAGATCGCGGCCCGCGCTGGCGCGTACGTTGCACTACTTACTGTTGCCGGCAATCAAATCCCCGCAGCAGGGCCGGTTGTGGTCGCAGCGCGTTCGATATCGCTGCTGACGAGTCAAGGAAGTCAGTCGATTACCGGCTGGCTTAGCGGCATCTATGGCACATTGACTCGCTCCGGCGACGACAGTTATGCGTTCACGCGTCAAGCCGCAGGCGTGGCGACGTACTGCGCACCGAACTCGCCATTCGTGCCGGACGTCTCGGGACATGACTTCGACACGCTCATCGTGTTTCTTGGCCGCAATAACCTCACGCTGCCGGGCGATATCCAGCGTGACATAGGGCTTTGCATTGGTGCCCAGAAGACAGCGGAAAAGCGGTTCCTCATCATCACCCCACCGAACGGCGGGTCGATCACGGCGGGCGTACCGACCGACGAAGGAACCGGATCAAGCAATCTCGTCAGCATCCAGCAAATCGAAGCGTGGGCGGTACAGACCTACGGCGACCGCGTGCTTAAGGTGCGCGAGTACTCATACCAGTTCAACAACGGCAGCGCCGACGATCTTGACGATGTCGCTAAAGAGACCGTGCCGCGCTCGCTCCGCATCGATAGCGTGCACTGGACAACCTATTTCCACGGCAAGGTTGCCGACTGGATCGAAAACGAGATTAACCGGAGGGGCTGGTAATGAGCGGACAAAAGATCGTGCTTAGCGGCGTTAACTTCACCGACGCCACGCTGCCGGTGGTGGAAAACGACCCGATATTATCGAGTGGCTCGCTATTCCTGATGGACTTCAGCCACTCGCTGGGTCTGGTATCGGGCGTGCCGGCCAACGGAACGTCGATACCCAATATCGCCGCGGCAAAAGCCGCCTCACTCACAGGCGTCAGCGAAAGCTTGTTGCAGGGTAGCTTCTCGATCAGCGCTACCGGCACTGACGCGATTATCGAACGCACGCCAAAGCTCGGCCTGCATGTGATCTATAGCCAAGTCAACGATACGTCCGGTCACTACGTGGTAGGCAAGCTGCCGTCCGCCCTTTGCGATTACATCGCTGCCAATAAAACGCACTCCTTTTATGTCTCGCTGTGGGAGCGGATCACGCGCGTTTCAACAAGTGCAAACAACACGCCAAAGGGCGGCCTGATAGCGGGTAACACCAGCGCCGTAGTAGCCGCATGGCGGGGAGATAATCAACCGTTCCCGCAGGTAAACCAGTATGCAAAGGTCACCGGAGCCGGTGCCATTGCTGTGCAAAGTGCTGGGAGTCAAAAAGTAGCGATGGCGAGCAACGTGCCGGTTGGCACGATCACCAGCGCACTGCTGCAAGCCAACGCCACGTTGTTCAGCGTCGGCATGTATGCAGCATGGATCTCTCAGGGTCTACATCAACAAAAGTCGTCGATCATCTACCGCACCTACATCGAAGACCTGACCGTATCGGGGCGCACGCCAGCGCAGGTTGAAGCGATCGAGACCGCGCTGTTCAACGGCTTCTTCGGTTCCGGTGGAAAGTGGGCGGGTGACACCTTTACTGACCCGGCGACGTTCCCGTGATCTGCGTGTATCTGATCGCATCCGCCATGGCCTGCACATTCACCCTGCTCTGTGGCTGCGCCGTCGCCTGGCGGCGCCGTCACGCCGGCCACCATCCGTCTAAGGCATCCGCATGAACCAGTTCTACACCATCCTCACCAATGCCGGCCTTGCGCAAGATGCTGCCGCGCAGCTGGGCGGGCCGGCTATCAACTTGCCGACCATGGCAGTCGGCGACGGCGGCGGCAATGACGTCAAGCCGGAGGCGACGCAGACGGCGCTGGTGCGCGAGCGCTTCCGCGCGCCGCTCAATCGGCTGTATGCCGATCCGGCGGACCCGACCAAGTACATCGCCGAGTTGAGTGTGCCGTCCAACGAGGCCGGGTTCACTATGCGCGAGGTCGGGCTGTTCGATGCCGACGGCAACCTGTTCGCGGTCGGCAACCTGCCGCCCACGTACAAGCCCAACGCGTCGGAGGGGGCGTTTTCCGATGCGCTGGTGCGCATGGTCATCATCCTGTCCAACGCGTCGGCGATCACGCTGCAGGTGGACCCCAACATTGCGGTGGCGTCGCAAACGTGGGTGACCAACTACATCACGCCGGCCACCACGTTGCCGCCCGGCGGCTTCACCAGCCAGGTGTTGGCCAAGCACACCAACGCCGACGGCGATGCGGTGTGGGTCGACCCGAACGATGCGGTGAACGTCACCGTCGAAACCGTCGAGGAAGACCAGACGCTGGCCGCCGGCCAAACGACCATCGACATGGCCGTTGTCAGCACGCAAGGGCTGGCCGTGTACGTCGACGGCAAGCGCCTGCGCAACGACGAATGGACGGCCGTCACCACCACCCAGATCACGCTGGCTGCGCCGGCCGTGGGCGGCGAGCACATCATCCTGGTGCAGAACGACCAGACCGGCATGGCCGACGTGCTGCGCGCCTCGCTCAACTTCGCCGACGTGCTGAACAAAGCCACGGCGCGCGACAACCTTGGCCTGCCCGAGTGGGTCGCCACCGTGACCATCGACTGGGGCAAGGTCGGCAACAAGCCATTGGCGTTCCCCCCGAGCGACCACGAGCACGCATTCACCGACGTGCCGGGCCTGACGGATGCGCTGGGCGGCAAGGTCGCCACCGCGACCCAAGTCGCCTCCGGCACGGGACTGTTGGGCGGCGGCGACCTTTCCGCCGACCGCACCCTGTCGATCGACTTCGCGAAGAATCTGCAGTCCATCGCCAACAAGGCCGTGCGAGCCGACGACGGGCGTTTGTCGGATGCCCGCCCGCCGACCGCGCACACGCACAGCATCGCCAACATCACCGGGCTGCAAGAGCAGCTCGATGCCCTCAACGCAGCCATCGCCAACTGCCTGCCCAAGAACAACCCGACCTTCACCGGCACCATGACCGGCCCGGCGTACAACGAGAATTGAGCGCATGAAATCCAAAGGCATCGATTTCAGCGCGCTGTTCGACCCCGACGTCGTAGGCGATGGCCCCACCGCGCCGGATTACCGCGTGGGCGGCGTTCCGCTTCGGTTCGCGGCGCTCAAGTACGGCACCAAGCGTGCTGACGTGGGATATGCCGAGAAGGGCGTGGACGTGAGCAACAAGTGGGCGGCGAAAGGCACCGCGAAGTATCTGCTTGGACCGCCGGACGGCATCATCGTCGAGAACACGGGGGCCGGCGCCGCGTTCACCGCGCTCACGATCAACAGCGACGGCACGTGGACAGCATCGGACGGCAAATCCGGCTACTGGTATGGCAGCGCCGCCAAGGCGGGGGTTGGCGCCGGCTACGAGCTGCAAGCCACCGTGGGCGGCGGTGGACCAGGGACCGTCGTCAACCCGGCCGTCGGCTACGTCTCGCTGTCGGCGTCGCGCACCATCTCCTACAGCAGCACGTCGACGGGCTCGCGCACCGTGACGATGTACATCCGCCCCCTGGGCGTCGCGGCCATCGCCGGCACCGTGCAGCTCTTCAATACGATCGACGGCTGATCGCGGGCAACTCTGGCGGACATTCCGCCAATGGAGCCGGACGGCTCGGAACAGGACGATACACCCTGACCTGATCCGAACCGGAATCCCCGACATGCCCGAACAGTTCTTGCACGGCGTCGAAGTCGTCGAAATCGACAGCGGCGACCGCCCCATCGCCACGGCAGCATCCAGCATCATCGCGGTCATCGGCACTGCACCGCGCGCTGATGTGCTGGCGTTCCCGGTGAACGCTCCCGTGATGGTCGCCAACTCGCGCACTCTGGCTGCCAAGCTGCTGTCGGGCGTGGGCGCCAGTGACGGCACGCTGCCGGATGCGCTGGACAGCATCTTCGACCAGGCCGGCGCCGCCGTCATCGTCATCCGTGTTGAAGAGGGTGTCGACGACGCGGCGACGCTGGCGAACGTACTCGGCGGAACCAATGCGCTCACCGGCGCATACGAAGGCGTGCATGCGCTTCTGGCCGCCGAGTCGGTTACCGGCTTCAAGCCGCGCATTCTGATCGCTCCGGGCTTCACGCATCGCACCGGCGTTACCGCAAATGCGGTCGTCGCCGAAATGCAGGGCATCGCTGATCGCATGCGCGCCGTCGTGATCGCGGACGGTCCGTCGACCACCGACGCCGACGCGATCACCGCCGCCGGTGACAGCGGCACGCGCCGCGTGTTCTTCGTGGACCCTCGCGTGCTGAAGGTCGACAGCGCCGGCGCAATCGTTCCGGCCTGGCCATCTGCGGCTGTGGCCGGCGTCATCGCCCGCACCGACAACAGTCGCGGGTGGTGGGTGTCGCCGTCGAATCAGGAGATTTTCGGGATTGTCGGCACCGAGCGCGCAATCGACTTCAGCATGTCGGACCCGGCGAGCCGGTCGAATCTGCTGAACGTGGCGAACGTCGCGACGATCATCCGCCAGAACGGGTTCCGGCTGTGGGGCAATCGCACGCTGTCGGCGGACCCGAAGTGGTCGTTCCTGTGCGTGGTTCGCACCGCCGACATCATCGCCGATTCGCTGCAGGCGGCGCATCTGTGGGCCGTCGATCGCGGCATCACGAAAACGTATGTCGAGGACGTGCGCGAGGGCGTGAACGCGTTCCTGCGCAACCTGAAGTCGGTCGGCGCAATCCTGGGCGGGTCGTGCTGGCTGGACCCGGAGCTGAACAGCGCGGCGAACATCGCGGCCGGCAAAGTCTATTGGGACTTCGACTTCACCCCGGTCTATCCGGCCGAGCATCTGACCTTCCGCTCGCACCTGGTCGACAACTACATCGCGGAGATTTTCTAAGCCATGCGCAACGTCCGCAAAAATTTCAACTTCTTCGTCGACGGCAAGGGCTTCGCCGGCCAGGTCGAATCCTTCACCGCGCCGAAACTCACGCTCAAGGAAGAGGACTTCCAGGGCGGCGGCATGTTCGGCCCCACCGGCATCACGATGGGCCACGAAAAGCTCACCGCCGGCGCGGTCCTGCTGTGCGACGACCCGGACATCATGTCGAAGTTCAGCGTCGTCGAGGGCGGCACGTACCAGTTCACCGCGCGCGAGCAGCTGGAATCTTCAGACGGCACCGTGACTGCTGTCGTCCATTCGATGCGCGGCAAGGTGAGCGAAATTGACCGGGGCGAGTCGAAGCCCGGCGAGAAAGCCACGACCACCCTCGCGCTGTCCCTCAACTACTACAAGCTGACTCACGGCGCCCGCGTCGTGCAGGAAGTCGACGTGTTGAACATGGTGTGGGTGCAGGACGGCGTTGACGCTCTGGCCGCAGCGCGCGCGGCGCTCGGCATCTGATGCGATCGGGTATGGACGACGGCTGAAAAACACCTGGCGGCGGGCCATCCGCCGCCCATATCGTCAACTTCGACAGAGGCAAGCAAGCATGAGCAAAGAAAACAAGTCCGCCCCCGCGCACATCACCGAGGGCGATGGTTTCGCAGACATCGCCCTGGCGAGCCCCGCCAGCATCGGTGGCGTCAAGACGTTGGCGGTTCGCATGCGCGAGCCGACAGTCTCCGACATGGAGGCGTCGAACGACTCCACCGCATCCGCTGCAAAGCGCGAAATCACGCTCTTCGCGAACCTGTGCGAGGTTGCGCCCGATGACATCCGGAAGCTGACCGTCCGCAACTACGCGCGATTGCAGGACGCGTTCTCGCTTTTTACCAGCTGACACCGAACGACGTCCGCCAGGGCGTTCTAGCACTCGCCAGCCATACGGGCTGGTCCCTGGCGGAAATCACTTCGTTGCGCGTGTCAAAGTTCGTTTGGTGGGTTCAGGGGTTGCCGAGGCGTGATGACGAGTAAGGAACAGGCGTCGTAAGTGGCCGGGAAAACGCTCAAAGCTTCGATCATCATCGGCGGGTCCATGTCGGGCGCGTTTCGGACGGCGCTGTCGTCGACGAAAACCGGCCTGAAGCAAATTGGCGAGGAAATCGTCAACGTCG